GCGATACGCCTTGAACAAGTCAGACGGGGATGCGAACCGCTCCAGCCGCTTCATGGCCTTCTCGTCTTCGCCTGACATCTGAGCGCGCCAGTCATCAGGCCACGTTGCAGGGACAGGTGAGCCACCTTCAGGCGCGGATCCACCACCCAGCAGGCTCTTGCCGGGATCCGCTGCGGGGTTTGGGTCGGCGGGTGCTGCTGCCGCTGGTTCCGCAGGTGTCGCTGTTGGCTCAGCAGGTGCTGCTGCTGCTACCGGTGCTACGTCGTCTTCAGCCATTGGTTTGATCCTTCTTTGCTGCGTCTGTTTTGCGCATCTGCGCGATGAATGATGTGGGCATATTGATCAGCTTAACGATCTGCATACCCGCGAACCGGCGGCCCTCGGCGAACGCTGTGTCGCGGTCCCCGCCGTCAGCGTCGCTGCGAAACGATAGGTCGTAGGTCAGGCATGAGTGATTGACGATCCAGTCTACGGCCTTCAACTGCTCCGCCTTGGACGCCTCGCCCCTCGCTACCGCCCTGACCGCGTCGAGGTCTTTGAGGCTGTAAGCTGGGGGTGTCCATGCTGGGGATCGTGACTTGGCGGCCATCAGATAACTGTCGCGCTTTCTGCTGCAAGCGCCCACGCCAGCACATCTGCCCGGTTGAAGTCAGCCGTGACGGTGTACCCGTCTGGGGTCTCGGCTGACCTGCGGACCTTGCCGGATGGGCTCTTGCTGTCCCCGATGCGCACGCTCTTTTTGGGCTTGGGCTTGCTGGTCAACTCCAACTGGATACCCTCAGGCACAACGCTCCGGTTTTTCACCGGGTTGAACACAGCCTCTTGGCAGGCAAGGATAAGTTCGCTCATCGTCATTGGTTTGTCCTTTGTTATACCACTGGTCCCGGTACAGCACCCGCCCCGCCCTGCAGCGATCCGAACTTCTGCGCGGCGCTGCCGAGGGTGTCGGCAACCTGTGCGCCGCCCTGCATCTCTGCCATCATACTCTGCGCCTGCTCGGCCTCCGCTGCTGCGGCGACCGCCGCCTCGACCTCTTCTGGCGAGCGCAGCCATTTCTTCGGTGCGCCGATGCCGTCGAGGACGTCGCGCAGTGTCGCGCCGAAGTCGATGATCAACCCAGCGGATGGGTCCATCTCCATCGCCTGCGCAACCATCGCCTTGCTCTCAAGGAACATTTGGCCCTTCTGGCGCTCGATCATCTCGGACAGCGGGGACTCAAACGAAAACTTGACATCCTCGCCGCGTAGCTCATCTGGGATGTTATCCATCGAACCGAATGCACCATCGCGGAACAGGGTCTCGAACGTCATCTCGCACAGCGCGCCGTTGTAGTCGGCCTCCATGGGCTCGAATAGCGGCAGAGCCTTGCGGATATATTCCTGCACGCGCTGACCCACCTCGAACGCGGTCATCTCAGGGCCGCCCGATGGTGGCATGGACAGCGTGTTGAGGTAGAACGCCTCGCGCAGCATCTCTGCCTGACGGTCAACCATCTCAAATCCGAAGGGGATGCCGTTCTTGTCAGTGGTCAACGGGCGCAAAACCTCGCCTAGCCGCTCGTCGTACTCGGCATCGACAGCGGTGAACCCGCCGGGGAAGATGTTGAGGTCGCCGCGCACGGCCTCGGATACGCCTATCAGGGGTGGGTTTGCTGCTCTCTCGCCCGCGTCGAGCAGCGTGAGGGTCATGGCTTGGATCAGGCGCGCGTCAGGCAGAGCCACAACGGCTGCTGGGCTGATGCCATACGCCGATCCGGAGATGGTGGACCAGCGTGGCAATACGTAGCGCCGCGTCCAACTGCCGACCTCTTCGACAACGTGGGCGTTGTCCACATCGAGGTAGAGCGACACCCACGGGTGCCGGGACTTCTTCCAGTCGTACTCATCAGCTGAGATGACGACGTGACGCATCCCTACGGTGTTGGCCTTCTTGCCCTCGTCGTACATCTTGACGACGTTGGGGTGCAGCGCCTCCCGCCCAAACGCTTGGATCAGCTCCGCGCAGGAGGGTTTCCAGTTGCGGTGGACAGCGTTGATCTGACCGTATGTGTCTTCTGACCACGCGCAGTCGCGCAGGTGCCAGCATCGGTAGACCAGATTGGGGCCTTTGCGGTTGACATCGATCGAGATTGCGCACCCACCGAATGCCGAGAAATCCATGTCGCCCTCTTTGGTGGCGCGGGCGAAATTGGCCTTGGTGTCGTACATCGCGTTGCGTTGGAGCTTTGTCGCGAACTCCAGCCAAGCCTTGGTGTCGTGGCTGGCCTCGTCGCCATCACGACCAGCGCGGCCATGGAACCAGCTCTGCCCCCGTGGGCGCAGGATGGACCCGAGCGCGTTGCCCAGATCCCGCTGCACCAACGCGGGGTAGCCGGTCATCAGATGCCCCGCCCAGTCCTCGCCGATGTCTGCTTGCGTAGTGAATGTTGCACGTTGCGGGTAAAAGTGGCGCGCGATCTCCTGATTGCGGAGGTCGAGCGGCATCTTGTCCTGAAACAGTTTGCTGCCCATCTCGCGAAGGGCTTTCGCGTCACTGTGCATGGCTTAGGCCGTGCCGAGCGTCTCGCGCCCACCCGATGTGAGGAGGGTGGATTGACGACCATTGCCGCGCTGTGCCTGCGCTGCGGTACGCCTGCCTGCTTGGCGCAAGCTGGCCTCATCCGGCATCGGTGCCGGGTCAGGGATTTTGGGCATTACGGGTTTCTTGAATAGGTTCGCCATCGGTTCATCTCCGTTTTCCAGCACGGCCACGTGCCTGTGGTCGGCTGTTTACCACTTTTAGCGTGCCAACGCCACGCCTTGCGTGTTCCTCGTTGTACCCGCGCCACTTCTTCCCGTGCGTCTCGACTGCAGGGGCTCGGTAGTTTGCCATCAGCACAGCGTCACCTTCGTCTGGCGACCGCCCCAAATTGGCGCAGACTTTCACCTTGGTCATGGCGTGGATAACGCCGCGTCGCACCTCGAAGTCAGGTTCCGACAGATCAGCGGCCAGTGTCGTGCTGGGCGGCAGAGCAGCCGTCGCACCCCCATGTTGGCCGGGGTCGAGCAGCTCCCGCATACGCCACAGTGCCTCACTGCGCACGTTCGCGAAGGACAGCAAATTATCGCTGGTCTTGCGCGACGTGGCCCCAGAGCCTTTGTACGAGTAGGGCGTGATGCCGTTGTCTTTGAGCTGCTCAATCGTGGCGCCGCCGTAACCACCACCAGCATCGACAACCACCACGCACCCGTTTGCGCGGCGAGCGACCACGCAGCCCGCAACGGTCTTTCCGTCTGGAGTATCGACGCCTGGGATCTTCTCGACCTCGTCAAACCAATCGCCGTAGAGCGGGGCGATGCAGGTGTTGTCGCCGCCGCCTTGAGCGACGTCCACGGCCAGTGCGGTCATCGGCACGTTGGGTGGCTCAGGCGTCCACCGGCCCTGAGCCTCCAGTATCCACTGCGTCGGGATGAGTTGGTTGACCTTGTCCGTGCGTGCCAGCATGAAGTTGCCGTCGCGCATCGCCGCTCGTAGGTGGGGCGGCAGGGCGTCGAGGGTTGATCGATAGTTGGTGCTTTTGAGATATGGGTTGTCATCCAGCTTGGCCGGAATGAACGTGCGGCTCATCGGGCGGTAGGTGATCCCGTCGTATTCGTGCGGCGTGGCGTCATCGACCTCGACCTCTGCACCGTCAGGCGTGGTCAGGAACCACCGCAGCTCGCCAGCCTTGGCCGGGTTTGGGTGCGTGGTGTCCAGCCACGGCGCGAACATCGGGATGATCCAGTCGCCCGCAGCACTTACGGGCGGATTGGACGCCATGACGGTTCGCGTGCGCTGGTCTGGGTCTTCGCTTCGAACCCAGCCCATCAGGAATCGCACTTGGCTCTCCAAGAACTGCACCGCCTCGTCCAGCCCGAGAAGGTCACGGGCGCGGCCCTGATACGCTTCCTCATCCCCGCTAAGGTTGGCTGATCCAAACGTGATGATTCTGCCATCTTCCGTGCGCAGCGTGGGTGGCGACGCACCTGAGAAACCCTTGCGGTCACCGTAGGTCTTTAGGGTTTCCTCGATCAGGCCACCGCCGCCTTGGTGATCAACGCCAGATCGGCGCATCAGCAGCGTGCGCTTGTGGGCAGATAGCGCCAGACCGATGATCAAGGCCGACTTTCCGCCACCTGCAGCTCCACCGTAGAGCATGACATCGGCTTGGCTCAGATATGCCTGCGTCTGCGGGCCGGGTGACGGGATGAACTTGGAGTTGGCCAGCTCGTGCGCGGCACGGACGCGCAGGTCTGCGACGACCTCGGGATCCATGTGCTGCACACGCTGGATAATATCATCGAGGAGGTCAGTCACGGATCACACCGTTGGGCGTCCGATGCGCAACGACAGCAGGCGCTCTGCACCTTGGTTGACCGGCGTGCCGGTGGTTCCGCTGCGTAGCCGGAGGTGAGTGCCAATGCCGAGCAGCTCTGCGCCGGGGATCGCCATGTAGCCGCCCGCCGTGCCAGTGATGGCCATCTCAGAGCCTGCCGTGTCGTAGACGTCTGCCCACGTCGTGCCGTCGAGGCTGCTCTGCAATGTGACACTGGCCGCTGTCCACGCCGCTGGGATGAACAGCCCAACAGGAATACGGTTGCCGATGTTGATTGCGTCACTGACTGAGGCAGCGTTGGCAATCGTGAACACTTCGGTGTCGCAGATAGGTGAGGTTGGATTGGCCATGGTTCATTCCTTGGTTTGCTGCTGTGCCGCCTTAGCGAAAATGTACGCCACGTATTTGGCCGTCTCGATATCAGATGGCGGCGACATTGTCCCGTCAGAACTTGTGTTGTCAACGGTGACGGACTGTTGCGGTGTACCCAAGCCGCGGTCTTCGCTGTCCTTGATGAGCTTCAGAACCGCAGCCTCGATCAGCTTCAGGGCGCGCGTGTCGGCGTCGGTAAGCTCCCCGTCGCCTGCCGCTGCATCGATCGCGTTGAGCAGTTTGCCCCGGATTTTCGTAGCTTTCTCGGCGTTGGCGATCTCAGCTTTGCGCTGCGCAGACGTCTTGCCGGGGATGTTACCTCCCGGCTGACCAAACTGTGTGTGCTTTGGCGGTTTGCCGTGGCCTACTTCGCCCAATGTTGAACTCCCTCATTAGGGTGCGTTTACCACGGATGTGGCGTTGTAATCAAGGTGCGTGGCCTCTGCAGGGAGCTAGAGCATTGCCACGCTTGCGGGGTTTGGTGTGTCTAGCACCGGCACTGCTGTCCGCATGACCGCTGACTTGGCCCGTCAGTCAGGGCGTTCTCCACGGGTCATCAATGGTTCACCCCGCGTTGGTGTTGGCCTTCCAAACTCTACCGCCGTTGAGATCGTCGGACGACAGGAGCCCTGCTGATTTGAGGAGGCCGCAGAGATACCCTGCCATTGAGGGTGTTAGGCCTGTGGGTCGAGCGAGGTCGTTTGCGGTGCGTTCTCTGCCGTCTGACATGATTCTGATAATTTCCTGCTTGGCTCGGAATGTGTCGGATGTCATTTGGTTTGGCCCTCTGGATTGTGTCTGCACAGTTTGGCTGAGGTTGCGCCTTTGGGCAAGTGTTTTTTCGCGAAAAATCTCTGTCCACCCCCTAAACTGTTGGTGTGAAAGGATATTGTTGAAAAGTGGACAGAGAATTTTGTCTCTGTCCACCCTTGTCCACTGCTCTGTCCACTTTTTCACCACTGCTAACCCCTTCTTTTATATATATATTTCTTTAATTAGAGAGATAGATGGACAGAGAAGTGGGTAAATGGGGGTAAATGCCTCGTGTGTGTGGGTGTGCACATGCGCCTACGCGCGCGCGCACGCGGGCAGGCACGCACACACGTGTAAGGGCATTTGTTTTCGGCCAAATGGGGTATTTCTGTCCGCATTGGTGCTTTTCGCAGCAATATCAAAAGGTTGGGTGTGGACAGAGGCTTGTCCAATGTGGACAGAGGTTTTTAATATCGTTTGGCGTCAGTAGGTTAATCGGGACGGAGGTGCGGACATGGCTTGTCCACTATTGGTCGTGTTCACCACCCGTTCGCGCGTTCGCCATGAGTGCGTGTTTTTTTGGAGGAGCCGCAAAATGGCGGTCGGTAGAGGGGGAATCTCGGAAATGGAAATGAGGGAATTGACGTGGCAGGACTTGATGTCTATCAACGGGGTTGGGCGATGATGCTCAGAGCGAAAAGAGGACCATCCCATGAACGACGTATATGCCCCCGGATTACCCATAGCGGACGTGTGCCGCGTGATGGGTGCGCCCAAACTAGGACGTCCACCCGTGCCGCCCGGCAAGCACAAATGGACCGACGTGCAGATATTGGAGGTCTTGGACCTGCAGGCGGATGGATACTCGACGTCGCGTATTGCAAAGGCGATGGCCGTGCATTGGAAGATCAAGTTTTCCAAGAATCAGATTATTGGGCTGACATCCCGCATCCGCAAAGATCGTGGGGTATGCGTGTGCGTGAAGCCTGCGAACAAGGATGGCGGAATGCCTGACAGATGGTGGACAAAATGACCCTGCGAAAAATCACATGGAAGGCCCCCGGTTACGCATATACACCGCGCTATACGTGCCGCCGATGGCTTGAGCGGCAACGCTACCGGATCACGGCGGCGGGCTTTGAGGTTTGGGAAATTGAGAGGGTGAGCGCATGATCCCTGTAGATTTCACCGCAGCGCGCGTCACTTTAGGCTTTACGCAGTCCGGTTTGGCGGAGGAGTGGGGCATCACAGTGCGCA